ACAAAGTTTACTGGGTTGTCTTTAATTGGACCTGACCATAGTTCGGTCATCAATTCCTTTTCTAGTTTTACGCCGTATTTCATATATTAAAAAAAATTAAAAAATTTTAGTTCAGTAGTTATACATATATCACCACCGCCATGCAAAGAAAGGGGGGGTCAAATGCGAAATTACGAGAGAATCTAGCATTAGTTAAAAAGGGAGCAAAACTATATGCTCGCATCCGCCCCACCCTATGTTATTCATCCGCGCCCTCGCTGTCGCTTACTGTCGCAGCGCGCGTGCGCTTTGGGAGAGCGCCAGACGGAGCGTGGTCTATTATCCTAGCGCGTGCGTCGGTAAGAACATTCTTAAGATCTAGGTTGTAGTTTACTTCCTGGCGATCCGCCCAGTTGTCTGGGTCGCGATTCTTTAGGAAAAATATTGCGCTTGTTTCTTTACCATCCATTGCGTTTTGAAATACTTTGTTTGCTACCAGTTGAACTGCTTTGTACTTTCCCTTTTTTATAGCGTGTGCAAATTGCTCGTTACGTTTCTTTTCTCTAGTTATTGTTGAGATGTTTACATTAAGCAATGTAGCGATTTGGCTTTCATTTAAGCCATCTCCAGACCATAGACTGATCTGTTTGTATTCTTCTTCGCTTAGATTAGATAGCTTTCTTTTTCTACCTGGTTTTCCCTTTTCCATGCTTTATTTTAGGGTATTTTGCACATTTTAGGTAATTAATTGCACATTTTTAACTATATTATGTTGTATATTGGGTATATATATGTATAATGAGTATTGTAAGGTAATTAAATCTTACATACTTTGGAGAAGTAATATGAAAGATATAAAAACATTTAATCAAGATAGCTGGGTTTTCTTTGATAGAACAGAAGTTAATTTAAAAGGTTATGGATATAAAATTAATGGATGTCACATAGAATTATTAGAAAAAGATATGCCAAGACTTAAAAAAGAAATAGGCGAAAATCTTTTTAATAATGCAAGAGATATATCAAATCAATTCAATTGTAATACTATTGTTTTTGCACAAGATGAAATATTTGCAGATATAAACTAATGAACATACCAAAAAACAAATCACACAAAAGCATCATAGGACAGCTGCGCAAGAAGTACGGCCTAAAAGATAACACGCCTATTCACAAGGTAGAGCAAATAATGACACCAAAAGACTGGAAAGCGTTTAGCACCGCTTTAACCTTTCCTAATGGTAAACCAACAAACAGGGGGAAGTGATGAAACCATATAAAACAATAACTTTTGCTATGGCAGAGTTTGCATACGCCAGGCATCTAAGAGATGAACTAGGACACACTGGCGAAATCATATACCCAAATAAAGACGCGTCTAAGCAAGACAGAGAAGGCGTATGGCTTTTATTAACAATAACAGGGGAAAGGCTAGGCACAGTTTCTCCCAGTGGCACAGTGAGGACGACATGAAGCGACAGGACATACCAAAACATTTACGACATCTAACGGATGAAAAGCTGAAAGCATTATTCTATTTATACAGGGGGAAAATATGAGCAACTTACACAATGAGGAACATTTAGAAAACGTACACCACCAAGTTGTAGAATGGGACAGAAAAGGACTATTAGATACAGAGGTAAATGCAATAGCTAGCTGTTATAACTTGCATGAAGATGATGACAGGGATGAGATACTACAATACATAGCAGAGAATGTATTTTATAACAAAGAGGAGATAATACTATCATGACAGGAAAAGGAAGCAGACCAAGACCAATACCAGATAAAAAAACATTCGCGGAAAATTGGGACAAGATCTTTGGCAAGCGCGAAAAGAAAAAAGAAACCAAAGAAAAAAAGAAATGATACAATAACCTTTTTGAATGGGCGTTGGTATCTTAACTCTCCAAAGTTAAACCCCTGAAACGCTAGCGCTCATTCCTCGTCATCTTTAATACAAAAAATACCACATTCAAAGTTATAAGATTTTAAATCTCTACCCTTAGCATCTGCTGGCAGTTCTCTAAGAGGTATTCTTTTGCCTTTATATCTAACCAGGTTAGCGCCTAATTCATCTGATAACTTCATGCGTTCTTCAAATACATCAGGGAATGTTTCTCTTACCAAGTTCCAATAAGTAGGTGAACTAGCTTTAACACAACCAATACAATTAGCGTTGGGATAACCAAAAGAATATATCTCTGGCAACTTGATTCCTGCATCTAACAAAATATCAAAACAACCCTGCTTAGTTATATTCTCATCAATCAATACAGTTAATAAGTTATCTTTTTGATTGTCTCTAAACCTTACAGCTCTCTTTTCTTCATCAGCAGTAAAACCAAGAACAATATAATCAGTTGGGTTATTAATCTCCCACACCTGCCTAGCATGTTTCTTTAAATGTGTAGTACAAGGCGCACCAAAATTACCTGCCATGTATTTACGTTCACGCCAGACAGTCTCGCATGACTGATCAGGAAATTTTGGATTGATTGCAAACTCAATCTCAATACCTAGCCATTGCTCAATATCTTTTAAAAATCTTTGATTATCTTCGTGTTCTTCCTTGATAGGATTATTAACAACACGCACGCGGTTTGTATCTCCATATAACTCAATAGTTTTCTTAGCCGCCACCGCGCTTGCCGCACCACAACTAAACCAAACTGTAATATCTTTATCTTTCATCTATCAACCTTTTTAATTCTTTCAGTTTCTCTCTTTTCAACACACGCAACGCCGCAATAATCATATTATTACGCGCTATCTTTTTCTTTATATCTTCTATCTCTTTATTCATACTCTCGCACCTCCTCGCGCTACTCACGAACCAACTCAGCTAAACCAACTAATAAAAAATGCTTCTTCCCTCCGCTCTGGGACTTCCGCAAGCGCTTTGGCTCGCCCTCCAAAACAATCCATATCAACCCTGCCTCGCTCAACTCCGCTAACGCTCGCCCAACGCTTTTTCTATTAACTGCTGTCATCTTTGCATAATAGCTAATAGCATCATGCGAACTCCAGGTTTCATACCTCCAGCGCTCGCACAATGCCCAACCAACAAATCTAGCTGTCATGGATAACTCCTCATTGCCTGCGACTTCACTTCTATACCAATGCCAAACGATCTGGCGCACGCGCGAGAAGTCTGATTCTTTTCTAGCAAGCGCGATAGGGATCAGTGCAGTTTTCTCCCCACGCTCGCTTTCGCTATGCGCTGTAATCCACCAATAGGCTTTATCTATTTGTCCAAATCTTCTCATCTTTCTCCTGCGCAAGTGTGCGCTCTTTCCAGAGAGTCAATCCCCCTCAAGGGGATTGCTCTCCTATACATATGTATATGTATGGATATATGGGCATCTCCTACCCTAGTGTTGGGCATCTGAGTGTATAGTATGTCCCTTAGCTTCCCTAGTATGTCCCTAAAGTTCCCAACGATTATAGTTCCATATTCTTTAAAATGTGAGTAATAACTTCAATTGTCCAGCCGTTTCCAAGCATTTTATATCGCTGCGTATTGCTTACATGGTTAGTGTAATTATCTGGAACTGTTTGCAATCTTTCGCACTCAACTGGGGTTAGTTTGCGCCAGTAAACCTCTTTATCTTCGTCTGAATGTTCGTATCGCATATAGTCATAGTTTGCAGCTGTAAGGCAGTTGCTTTTGTCCTTCATGTTTCTGCCTCTCCTGGTCTTAGACTTTGGAAAAGTCATATCAAAACAATCTCCGTCTTCTATAGTGGTATAACCTTTTTTGGTTGCTTCTTTTATGGTTAGTTGTTTGTTTTGTTTGTCTACTGCAATAACACCATAAGGAACGCCTTTGTGCATATTTGCTGTCAAACACATACCTTTTTCGCTTTCATGTTTTATATAAATATCTTTTCTAGTTTTACCTCCAGACCATTTATCAGAACTTCTATTCATATAATCAATGGCTTTATCTGATAAACCCTCTACTTCTTTTGTTTCCAATATATCCTTTAAAACTATACCTCTTTGTTCAGGCTGTTCTATTCCAGGTATGTTAGTCCAATAAAACCTGACTCTATTTTGTGCGCTTAGTAAAGCTGAATTTATACAGATAGGCTCAACACCCATGTATTCAGATATAACATCTAAATATTCTTTCTTCATTCTTACATTTTCTAATAAAAAATATTTAGGCTTTAACTCTTTAACGCATCT